CTACTTATACACTTCTAGTTCTGCGTTCTGGTGGATTCTCGCAAAGTTTAAGACGGCTATCTGTTTGTATCGGTGGTAGCTAGTGGAGCTAGTACCTGCCATCTCTACGCATTCACTCATTGTTTTCTTTCTCATATAGCAATAATGGATAATAAAGTATTTTCTGGCTCGTTTGTCCTCTATACTGTTGATGTCTTGGGCGAATATTTCCAACCCCTCACGGATTGCTTTTTCATGTTCACTGCTCAAATTCCACTGATCAGGTAAGATAAGTTTCCAAGCCTCTTCGTCTATTGTAACTTGGTTTTCACTCCCTGCCATCCTCTGGAATCTCAGAAAGTAAGTCATCCGCTCTCTGACGTTCATCATCGTTTTAAACTTATCCAGCTCCATTAGTTCGCTCCTTCCACCTTGCTCAAGTGTTCTATAGCTTCCTGCTTTACTCGATATATCGAAGTTTTAGACTTACCTATTTCTTCAGCGACTTCCAAAGCTACAAGATCATTCAAGTAAAAAAGTCTTAGAACAGAACGCTCAAGCGGATTGGCCAGCTTATCAATCAGCCTAGATATTGCCATTCTTTCCTCGGTAAGACGCTCAATTCTCTGAAGCGTATCCTCTTTTAGCTTCAGAACACTTATAAGATTGTTCTCAGTCTTGTTCTCTCTGCTCGTCTGCACCCTGCTATGGCTTAGTGTTGGCTTTTTGATAATACCACACTCCAGGGCTTCCAATTCCAAATATAAGCCTTTAATCTCCTTGTTTATCCACTTAACGCCCTCTAGTTTTTCTTTTACCTGCTCTGGTGTCATGCCTCGGCCTCCTTTATGATATAATATTTTTAGCGTACATATCAAAAAGGAGTCAGCCATCGGCTGGCTTTTTTTCGTATTCTAAGGCTATTCCTTTTGAATCTCATCTTCCCAGACGGATTCAACCATTGCGCTCATGGCCTCTATAAATTTATCATCCTTAACTGGAGTTTCTTGATGGATGTTACTCTTAATCACACTGATTTCTGCTCGCAACTTCTCGTCCAGCAACTCCAAATCACGAAAAGCGCTATTATTCATCCCATGCAAAGCAGAAAGAAAGGCATTAAAATTACTAGATCTCAATCCACTTTCGATAATTTCAGATTTAGCTTTATTTTTTAGCCATTCATACTCATTAAAAGCCTGTTCTCTTGACCACAAAGCACGGTTTGAAAACTCTTTTAATAACTCTCTGTACCTTGTATTAACCTTATACTCTTTCAGCAACTTACTAGCCCTTGAATCTATCGTACTATCAGCCATCTTTTGGGCGTTATAAGCCTCTTTATATGCTTTTCTTTGAGATAGTCCAGCCACTAGTCCTTGGACAAATTTTTCTTGTCTCTGCGTTAACTTATCTGTCACATTAGTTCACCTCCTTAAGCGACAAAAAGGGGAAAACTCCCCCTTGTCTTAAGCGTTATCTTGCTCTTGCTCAGCTTTTAATACTGATTCTTCTACGTTGTAGTCAATGATTGCACCAATAGCGTCCCCATCTTCAATGTATTTAAAATTATAACGCTCGTACTCTGGATGTGCTTGCTGGTGTTCTTCCATTAGTTTGAAGAGTTCTACAATCGTTGGTACTGGTTCAATTTTGTGTCTAATTTGTCTCTTCATCTTTTAAAAATGCCCTTTCACATCGTTGTAAGTATTTCCGAAGGCTCGCACATAAACTTCTCTTAAGAATGGTTCAACTGGATAGACTGGTTCGTATCTAACCCTTCCATCGGCTGGCGAAATAATAGATCCCCCTGTGCTGAAAGTAAACTCTCTCTTACCTTTTCCAACTTTGTAAACCATAGCATGGTAAAGGGCTTGAAGTTTATCTGAATCTGCTCTAAATTCGTCATCGATCTGGTCAATCTCTCGTAGCAAATCCACGGCTTTATCATAAAGCGCCTTATGCTTTTTGTCAACCGTTGAATCTAGTTCATCGATTTTTGTCTTAAAATCTTCAAGACTCATAAGTGTTTCATTGTGCAAGTCTTCCAGCTTTTTAGCGTTCTTTTTTAATTTACTTTCAGCAATCCATAAATTATCCTTGGCATTGCGTAGCTTGTCTTTGTCTACTTCATCAACCGCTTCATCATGTTCACGTTGGGCGTTCGCTTGATCTTGAAGCAACTGTGTTTTTTCTCGTTCAGCCTCAGCAATCGCATTTTCGTTTTGTGTGATCAATGCATTCACTTCCTTAGTGATTTTATCTAGTGCTTTATCCATTTTTTGGGCTAGTTCTTGGCGTTTTTGCGCTTGTTCAATGTTGTTGGTGTTTTGTGTTTCTGTCATCTTATTCTTTCCTTTTCTGTTGTTTTATTAAGTTTAGAGTGCCATATCCAATCCAGTAACGGGGTCTCTATTGTAGTTCATATGCTTACATACTCTCTACTCTATTCCTCAACTTCTTCGTCTATTGGATTTTCTTCATTCTTGAAAACTTCACAAATGCGTTTAAAGTTGATATCTAGATTGTTATCTTCCAAATACTCAGCGATAAGCGTTCCGTTTTCCTTATATCTTAGTTTAATAGCTGGCACTAGATAAGTACCTCTCATATACCCAAATAACGCTAGTCCTGCTATTTGTGCGTCTTCTAGGTCTCCAAATTCATAAGTAAATGTATGTTTTGGTGCTGTTTCTGAAAATGCTTTTAATGTCATGTTGTTTTTCCTCTTTCTGTTTTAAGGGTGTCACTAGTAGTTACACCATTGCAAGGGGGTCGGTACTATCTACCCCATTTTGTTATCTGTATAATACCAATACGTTAGCCACTGAACCAAAAGGTTCACTAAATTGCGTACCAGAAATTTTAACGTCCAGCACTTCAACAATTGCCATGAAGTCGTTGATCTCTTTCTCAAAGTCTTCTTTTACCCGTCGTCTAGCATATTCAAATAGTTTAATTTTCATGTTGTTGTCCTTTCTTTATTTCAAAGTAAAATATGTAAAATACCTCATTTTTCAATTCTTCATAGTTTGTACGCTTACTGACTACTTTTTACGCTTGATTTTGCAAGTGTTCAAAATTTGAAATCAGTCATATCAAGGGGTTTAGCCTTATTTTGTACACTTAGTACACTTAGTACACTTAGTACATATAAAATTAAATCGTGTATAGATTTAACGTTAAATCTTATAAAATGTTAAAAGAAAAAAACTTACCGTACCAAGTGTACAAGTGTTCAAAACCCTTGGCGCTCTAAGGATTACGATAGGAACACTTTATTTGCCAAGCGTACCAAGTGTTCTTCTATTCGATCATTTCCTTGCTTTCTTGTTGAAGTAACCTCGTTCAGTTTTGGGTTTTAACCTTTTCTCAGGTCTTTCTCTGCCGTTAACATAGTTCAAACTGGCATAAGGTGCTAAATCATCTTTAGGGTAAAAACCAGAATGAAATTGTCTACCAGACGCTATCACTTTCTTTCCAGCGGTTATCCATCCGGGTAAATTACTTTTAATCTCTTTATGTAACCCCGTCTCGGTCTTGTGCAATTTCACTCCATAATATTCTGTAAATCCTTTCCAATTATGGAAAACAAAGCTATTCGGCAAAAATTCACTTGCTAGATTGTCGGAAAAGAATGAGGCCACAAAAGCGATAATCGGGTTGTTATCTTCATGATATTCTTGCAACACCTCCTTTGATTTTTGAGGTGTAATGTCCCTTGTAGGCGTTTCAAGGGCTAATCTTGTGAAATACTCCAATACCTCCTTCCTGTTGATGTAGTCCTCTTTGATTGCCTTGTTTGGCTTACCTTTAAAGACTTTGGTAAATGATAAAATTTTAAATCGCCTATCAATCGCCCCTCTGTCTCCATTCATTCTTGGTAGGCCGTTGGAGGACTGGACTATGGTCATGTTCAATCGTAGACTATAAGGGCGTTTCCCTTTGTCCTCTATGGTCATGATGTCCCCAGTAGCAAGACTAAACATATTTGAAGTATCTTTGATAACTGCGTCCTTTTGCACGTCGTCTCCGATGACTAGGGTCTTTCCTAACAAAATGGAGGTAGAAAAACGGCTTTTATCGAACTCAGTTATCTTGAGACTCGCAACGTTCTCCATGCCTACAAGATTAATGAGTAACTGCTGGAATGTCCCCTTACCAGTTCCACCCTCTCCATAAAGCCAAAAGATGTTTTTTAAGGTTTTTCCTGTGATACTTGCTTTAATAATCTGAATGGCTAGATCATATAGTTCTTGGTCATTATCAAACAATTCAGCAAGCCATTTTGTAGGCTTCCAACCGTTTATAGTAGGCTCGTAGGCTTCAGGGGAATATCTCGTACGTATTTTTCGAGTTACGATTACAGCGGGCTTTAAGGGTTCAAATATCTCTTTTTTTGAGTTGTAAAGCTGATTTCCAATCACCGTATATTCATTTTGAATGGATTTTAAAGGGCTATGCCTTGAAATTTTGTAAAGAGTATCGAATGCCTGTTTTTCAGTCGTATCAGGGCGAACGGTTGCGATTAAATCCTGTAATAGTTCATTATCTTCAACCCACACCCCTTTATCTGGATGGTAGAAATACAAGGGCGCTTTTTGCCCCTGCGCCTCTGGTCTGATTCTAACGAATCGGATATACTTCCTCAGAAAGTTAGCAACCCCCAAAGGCTTGGACGGCCTGCTTTCCCCTAAGTTTTGACACTCATTGGCCAAAAACCTTTGTATCCCTTTAAACGATGTCAGATATCTTTCTGGCTCTCCTATCGGCTTAATTTGGGGTTGTTGCTTATCGTCTTCAATGATTTTTTTTACAATGTCATTGCTATTCAAAAGCCACCTCCTTATAAAATATTCTTGCTACTTCTAGAAAGTAGCTTGCTAAGTCTTTCCGTTTGACGATTGCAGAAAACAAGTCCACCAGTTGACTAAAACTATAGCCATTCACAAATAGCAAGCGGACAAAAAGTGAAGTCTCATATCTGGTATAGATGCCATTACAAATCAGGTCAAAAACCCAGCCTTTTAACTCCACTCCAAGCCCCTGCCGTTGCTCGGTCAATTTGTTTACCTCTAAATCTTTCAGGATCATCAGCAAGTCAGGACTGGCCAAAGAAATATCCAAATCTCTGACCAATTCCCAGCCCTCTACTGCCTCATTTTCGTCTTTAATAGACACATATAAGCCTTTATATTGAAAACTTGTCAAAGCTTCGTCTACAGGCTCATAATAGGTAAATTTGTAGTGTTCCCCATTCTTCCATACTTGAGTAGGATTTGACTTGAGAAAGCCAAATAGGGGTATTTTCTCAACGGATATAGTCAACTCTAGTATTCTCATTACACCTCCTAATCTACTGCAAGAAAATTGTAAATATCACTCTTACGGTAATAGATTTTCTTACTGTTTTCAAAAGGCGACTGGAACGATTTCAGACCATGTTCCTGCCAATTATTTAACGTGGTTCCACTAATACCTAACTTCTCTAACACCTCAGGTCTAGAAATCAAGTCCCAATTATCATCACGTTGCTTTTCCAGTTCCATCCTTTTACGTAAATGATCATCAATCTTTCCCAGAAACTCAAGTTCTGTTTCTCTTGATAATAGTTGCATATTACACACCTTTCTAATTATGAATCCTACCAGCAAGCTGGATATAACGCCCATAGCAAGGGTTTAAATCCTCGCTAGGCGTTTCCATCGTCTGTTGGCTTTCTCGCTCAAATTGGGCGCTTTTTTTGCGGTCTAGGTGGTTTAGGTAAAGCAGTAAGCCAATCAGTACCACGGAAAAGATAAGTGCCTGTGTGTTGGTTAAATCTAGTTCGTTCATTGCTCTTCTCTCCATTCCTTAGCCATTCTATAAAGCAAGCTATCTTCTTCATTTTCCAACTTGGCAAAGTCTTGCTTAATCAGCTCCAGCACATACTCACTAACTGCCATGTAAGTTGCTTTATGGTTTATAGTTTTCATGGTCTTATATAAAGCTTGTTCTAATATTGTATATCTAGTATTTAAAAACCGTCCTACTCTTTGGAAATGTTTCCCGATAGATACCCTAAAATCAACACCATCCAACCGATAAAGCAAGTTGTGGATGTTCGCTCTGATAAGTTCATCATGGTTTTCTGTTGCTTTTTTCCAGTCGGATGCTTCGCTATTGGTTGATACCACTAAAAGATCTATCTCCCTTAAAATACCTTTGTATTTTTTGTCTACTTCATAATAGGTTTCACTTCCATCTAAAGCATAGCTTTTACGGATTCGTTCCAATTCCTTAGCATGCCGATATAAACCAGTTCCATATAAGTCATCAATCTCCAATGTTATATTATCTATTTTCATCTTTCTCTTGCTCCAATTCACTGCGATACATTTCAATAGCATTAACTAGATTTTCCTTTGTCTTGATAAGACAATCATAAGCAAGGTTAAAAATAGCACCCTGTGTGTCGTATTCCAAAGTTAAAAGCATGGTTTTTTCTTTGGTACTTATGTTTTTACTGAAAAAGTGAAAAGTAGCCCCCAAGGCGTTTTCAGCGGTATTAAGTCCTAAAGTTAAATTATCTAGTTCATCTAAAATATTTCTCATATCTTCTTTTGTCATTGTTTTTTCCTCCGTTGGCCTTTTTATTGTCGTTTACTATACAGGATATCCTCACGCTCAGAGTCGCCAATATTTGAAAGCGTGAGAAAGTGCTAGTTTAAAGAGTTAGCGCTCTATGCTTTTCAAAACCTTTTCTAATTGCTTGCCTGCTCTTCGGTTTTGTTAGTTTTTCTTAGTTTTGTTATTTACTCATAAATCTCTGACAACTCTTTATAGATGTCATCTGGTATTGCTCGCATTGCTTTCTGTTGCAATTCAATCGCCTTGGTCTTGTCGTTGTCCTTACTGGTGTTTGACTCAATGATTCCAGTTAAGGCTAAAACTTGTCTGAAATATAGATCCATCTTCAAACGTTGACCAGCGCTGACCTCTTCTTTTGTCTCCTGCTTGCTTTTTAGTAGGAAAATCTCACTAAACTCCCCTTCTTCTACCTTGTAGTCAATAACCTTACGGTAACGCCAATTTGATAAACGTCCCTTGATGGCTTTTTCTGACCAAGTTGGTAAAGCGTCTAGTATTAGATCTAGTGTGATAATTCCATTTTTTTCCTGTATGCTTCTTAATATTTCTTGTGTAAATACCTGTTTCCCCATTGTTTACCTTGTCTTTCTATGCTATAATCAAGGTACGTTAAAAAACGTATCCTTTTCAACCAGTCGCTTGCTTCAGTCGCCAAACATTCAGCAAGTGACTTTTTTTGTTGTCAATCCCCAGTGGTAAAGCACCACATGAGAAATCTGTATATGTAAAATAGTATTGCGATTGGGTCGCTCCTTTCTAACTGTAAAATAGTTCATCTATGGTTATATCTGGTTTGATTTCTGCAACCATTGACTTAATCACTAGACGTTCTTTGTCATTAAAAGCCGTCTTTTTTGTCTCTTTGTTATTATAAGACTGCAAAGAAATATCTAGCTTATCTGCCATCTGTTGCTGAGTTAGTCCAAGCATAACCCGATATCCTTTTAATTTGCTCATAGGTTTCCTCCCTTCTAAAAATCCCCCTCCATGAATAGATTGAAAGTGTAAAAGGTTGGAGGGTTTGTATCCGTTTTGGATAACTATGCGTTTATTATATATCCATTTTTGTTACTTGTCAACTCTTTTTTTGATTTTTTTGTAACATTTATTGATACTTTTCTAAAAATTAGATATAATCATCTATGAAAGGTGTGATAAACATGAATAGACTGAAAGAATTAAGAAAACAAAAAGGGCTAACCCAACAGGAATTAGCTGATGAAATATCTGTATCAAAAATCACCATCTTAAGATGGGAGAATGAAGAACGTCAAATAAAAACAGAAAAAGCCCAGCAACTAGCTGACCACTTCGGGGTAAATGTTGGTTATCTCCTAGGATATAAAACCAAAGCGGAATATAGTTCTTTTAATGATCAAGAATATCAAAACGAATTAAAAAAACTAGCGTTCTCGCTAGCACATCTGGAGTTGCTTATCTCAGATTCTCAAATAAAACATCTGCACGCCTTATTGAAAGGTATGTCTCACGATAATACTTTACTCAACGATGTAAAAACCGTTAAAAACAAAGACAAATACTACACTGAAATTTTAAAAAGAAACCGTGAGTATAATTTGTTGAATGAGATTAAAGAAGATACTGAATTACTAGAAATACTAAAACTACTGAATGAGAAACTCTAATAAAACTCTTGAAAGTCTTACAATCGGCATATGGCGAACGCGACTACCTAGATTAGTAAGATTATCATCGGAGAAGTCGTGGGCATATATAGAGAAAAGTAAAATACTATCGCTGATAAAACGATGGTGATTGATGAATATAGATCTTTAGTTAATGAAGTGGAGGACATGGAGAAAAATAATGCAATTTAATTCTCACGGAAACCTAGAAGGTGGTATAATAGAGTCAAGTTCTTTATTAGAAATTGAAAAATTTTTAGTAACAGCATTTCCAAATTCGATAACAAGAAAAAGAAATTTCGATTCTTTTAAATCGTTCTTGGACCAACTAGATACTTCTAAAATTAAGCGTGTCTGGTTAGATGGTAGTTTTTGTTCAAACAAGATTGATCCAAACGATATAGATTGTGTTGTATTTGTGGATCCACTGTTCGGAGATTATATTTTTCATTTAATGGATATGCATAATCTTTTTAAGACACAATATCTTGATGTTTATGCTATACCAGATAAAGAGTTGATTGATTTTAAGTTTGATGGGGCAAAAGAAGCTTATCGAAATGCTGATTATCAAGAAAAGTATTGGCAAGGACAGTTTGGGTTTGACAGAAATAGAGAACACAAAGCGATTATTGAATTAAGATTGGATGGTGATGAGTAATATGATGGATGTATATGCAAAAATAATAGAACAAGACATTAATAATATTCCAGACTCTAGTCCATATAAAGCTTCTATGATTGAAGGACTAAAATCAATACAACTATTCGAGTCTGAAAAATTAAAAAATAACAGAGTTAAAAACGTACTCTCTATCCGCTTGATGGCCGACTGTTACGAGTCTGGACAAATCGGTTTAAAACCTCTAACCGAAGTGCTCTCTTCTCTTGAAAATATACAAAAGAATGGACTCGCTTCGATTTCTGGCTATTCTGGCAAACGTGGCAAAATCCCTAAAGATATACTTTCTAAAAATGAATTAATTATTACAGCGACTAGAGCAGGTTCCTTTGTAGTTGATTTAGCAATGAAGGAAAGTCAATTGTCAATATTTGAAGAAGAAAATCATCCGGCTAATAAAATTATGGAAGATGTTACTGATTTTCTTCAAAACAAAATAGAAATCGCTGACTTTGTTGATAAATATAGTCCTCGCACATTCGGTTCGGTCAAAAAGCTTATTTCTAATCTAAATAGCGAAGGCATAGGTTTTGAAATTATAGATGACATAAAAAAACAAACCGCCTCTTTCCCAAGAGAGAAAGTTAAGGAAATTAATACAGAATTAAAATCTACGCATATTGAAAAACGTGAAGGAATGAATATTCTAGGTAAACTAACAAAAGTAGATCTTGGGGCTCAAAAAATTACATTGGATACAGATAGTGGTGCTGTTACAATCAAAGTAAATGATGAAAAAATTAAAGATTATCGTTTAACAACAAATGACGTTTATGAAGTAACTACTAATGTTAGAGAAGTAGTTCGCAAAGGACAACGAACACAAACATATTCAACCAACTCGATTGATAAAATCACCAAAAAATAAAAAATCCCCCACCTCATCGAATCCCCCTTTTTTTCATGGGTCTATTGTGCAAAAACAGGGAAATTGAAGAATAGAAAGCCAATTTTACAGACTAAAGCGCAAAAATAAGCGAAATTGATAAATAGAAAGGGGAATGATTTGAGATTTAACTTTGACGAATCTGGTAGCATTACCACTAGCGATAAGCTTAATAATCGATTTTTTATAGTTGCTGGTTGCCAAACGAACGACCCCAACAAAGTAAAAAGAATTTTTAGAAAAGCTAAGGTAAACTACTTAAAACACCATCCCGAACTAGAATTAGATATAAAAAAAGAAATCAAAGGTTCACAAATGCCACTTGATTTCAAAGACTATATTTTTACGGAACTGATGAAAAAAACAGATATCCGATTTAACTTCATTGTATTTGATAATCACAATGTCGAGGAACGTCTTCGGAAAAAGCCAAATATAACTTTTAACTATATTATGTTTCTGCAAGTAAATAAACTGATAGAAAATTATGAGCATATATATTTAGATTTAGACGACAGAAATAAAGCGGTTGAAAACCTTAAAGCTTTAGAGGAATACTTACAAACGAAACTTTGTGTCGAACGAAATAAAATTCCAGATATAAACGTCCAGTTTTTCGATTCTTCACAACATACACTAATCCAAATTGCTGACGTATTTTCAAATCACTTATTTAGAATATTTAAGTCTGTAGCTTATAACCAAGAAAGATTAGGAGATATCGAACTACTTAGAAAAATCCATGATCATAATGTTCAATATTGCCAATACTTCCCAGCAAATAAATGTCAATGCCTACACTTATTTTCAAAATAAAAATAAAAAAGTACAAAAAAAACGACAAAATTGTTGATTTTTAATAAAAAAAGCGATATAGTGATATTAGAAAGTCGCTTGTAATTCTGATATGTCTGCGTATTTTTCGTAAGTTGCCTATGTAGGTAACCAGCTATCAGTTAAGGGCTTTTATATTTTACAAAAGAAAATCAGTGTATCGGCTTGTGATGTTGGTACACTTTTTCTATTGCCCATATAAGCCCCATATCCGCCTTGTTTCCTACTCTGGTATTTATTTACCGTCTGACTACTTAAAATCGAAAATAAGGGGGTTCTCGTAGCCCCTCGCATGGTATAAACTCAAAACCTTTTCTAATTGCTTGCCTGCTGATGGAAATAGGAGTAAAACCATGAAGATTACAGAATACAAAAAGAAAAACGGAAATATCGTATATCGCTCAAGCGTGTATCTTGGAGTTGATAAACTTACTGGAAAGAAGGCTAGAACTACAGTTACGGCCAAAACAAAAACAGGCGTTAAAATCAAAGCTAGAGAGGCCATTAATGCTTTTGCTTCTAACGGGTATACAGTTAAAGATAAGCCAACAATCACAACATACAAAGAACTGGTAAAAGTTTGGTGGGATAGTTACAAGAATACAGTTAAACCAAATACTCGCCAGTCTATGGATGGATTGGTTAGAGTGCATTTATTGCCCGTATTTGGCGATTACAAGCTAGATAAGCTAACCACGCCTATTCTTCAACAACAAGTCAATAAATGGGCTGACAAAGCCAATAAGGGCGAAAAAGGGGCGTTTGCTAACTACTCCTTACTCCATAACATGAATAAGCGTATTTTGAAATATGGCGTAGCTATCCAGGTAATACAATACAATCCAGCTAACGATGTCATCGTTCCACGTAAACAGCAAAAAGAAAAGTCTACTGTAAAATACTTAGACAACAAAGAATTAAAACAGTTTCTGAATTATTTAGATACTCTGGATCAATCAAATTATGAAAACCTATTTGATGTTGTCTTGTATAAGACTTTATTGGCCACTGGTTGCCGTATTAGTGAGGCGCTGGCTCTTGAATGGGCTGATATTGACCTAGAAAACGGTGTTATCAGTATCAATAAAACACTAAACCGCTATCAAGAAATAAATTCGCCAAAATCAAGCGCTGGTTATCGTGATATACCAATAGACAGAACAACCTTACTTTTACTTAAACAATACAAAAATCGTCAACAAATTCAGTCTTGGAAATTAGGCCGAACTGAAACAGTTGTATTCTCAGTTTTTACAGAAAAATATGCTTATGCTTGCAACTTACGTAAACGCCTAAATAAGCATTTTGAGAATGCTGGTGTAACGAATGTATCATTCCACGGTTTCCGCCATACACATACCACTATGATGTTATACGCTCAGACTAGCCCTAAAGATGTCCAATATAGATTGGGACACTCTAACTTATTAGTGACTGAAAATGTTTACTGGCATACAAACCAAGAAAACGCAAAAAAAGCTGTCTCAAATTATGAAACAGCCATCAATAATTTATAA